ATATTACTTTGTAGTAAGTGCAAGTCCAACATGGAAGTGGTTTGCATATAATGCAAATAAAATATATTCAGCAAAGAAGTTAAAAGAAGAAGACGACAGGGTTCGTGCAATAATGCGTGAACAAGCGAAAGAGTGGTTAAAGTAGTGTCTGCAGAATTAGAAGCCAAAGTACTTTCAGCGGTATTGAAAGATAAACAACTACATGTATTATTACAAGCAAATCCAGATAGTTTATTTAGAACTCATAAAGATGTATGGGAATTCATAAAACAATATAGTGAACAAAATTCTGTAGTTCCATCAATACCTTTGGTAGTAGAAAAATTTAGAGACTTTGATCCTGTTGGAGAAATAGGAAATACTAAGCATCATTTAGAAGAACTAAGAACTTCGTACTTGCAAGACAGTCTAAGCAATGTCTTGATGTCTACAGCAAAACAATTACAAGATAATAAACCAAATGATGCTTTAAATAACTTAATTAGTAAAACTTCAGAATTAAAAAAGATCACTGCTAACATTAGAGATGTTGATGCTACAGACATAGAAGATGCAATAGCACACTTTCAGCATGTTAAAGAATTAAACGAAAAGGGGAATTATGGTATTAAAACAGGTCTTGCTGGGTTTGACAACTATCTTCCTGCTGGAATTACTCCTGGTCAGTTTGGTATTCTTCTTGCCTATCCTGCTATTGGTAAATCTTGGCTTGCACTTTTTATGGCTGTACAAGCATGGAAGAACGGAAGAAAGCCACTAGTTATATCTCTTGAAATGACAGAGACAGAGGTTAGAAATCGTGTCTATACTATTATGGGTCAAGGAATGTTTTCACATAGAAAACTTACATCCGGACAAGTAGACGAAGAATCATTTAATATTTGGGGTAAGCAACATTTATCTAACATGCCACCATTTCATATTGTTTCGAATGACGGTATAGGAGAATTATCTACTTCTGTATTAAGAGGAAAGATAGATCAATACTCTCCAGATATTGTATTTGTTGATTATATTCAATTGATGCAATCAAATACGCCAACAGACAATGAAGTTGTAAAAATTAAAAGTATTTCTAGAGAACTAAAAGTTCTTTCTATATCTGCACAGGTTCCTATTGTTGCAATTGCATCAGCAACTCCAGACGATGCTACAGATATGAATAGCGTTCCATCACTAGGTCAGGTAGCATGGTCAAAACAATTAGCATATGATGCAGACTGGGTGCTAGCATTAGGTCGTGCACAAGGTACAACAATCCTAGAGTGTGCCTTTAGAAAGAATAGACACGGCTTCTCTGGAGACTTTATGATAGATGTTGACTTTGATTCCGGTAGATTTATATACAAAGACTTTGAGGATAAATCTTAATCTAAGTATATAATTATTATATGTATAACCATAAATCAATTAAAAAATTTGATCTAGAAGGCGAGATCTACGATGATTCTCAAATTATTAGATTAAAAGAGCAATACATCCTTATGCTTGAGTCTGCTATGAGAAGTAGTGGATACGTTCCTAGGTATGATGTTGACACAGACTTTACATTGTTATATAATGGTAAAGCATTTCAATTTAGACTATCAGTATATGGGGTATACGTTGGCAAGGATAGAGCAAAGTGTATAGCAGGAATAGACAAGAACACCGCGATAATGTTACCTATTACTCAGAAGAGCAAGTCAAGCGAAGTCTTGTAACTGCTGGCGTTGACATACAGTACGAATTAGATAATGACTTAATGATTTTTTGTCCCTTTCATAATAATTATAGATCTCCAGCAGGAGAGGTATCTAAAGAAACAGGAATATTTTGGTGTTTCTCATGTCAAGAATCTAAAACTTTAGTAGAAGTAATTATGCATATAAGCAAGAGATCTTATTTTGAAGCAATGAGATTAATAGATTCAAAAGCAGACACTAGAAATTTAGTTGATCAATTAAGTGGTAGTCTAGAAAAGAAGGTAATGTTTAAGCAGTATTCATTAGAGTCTATAGAACAGTTACATAAAAATGTGTTTGAAAGCGAAAGAGCAATTAAGTATTATTCTAATAGAAACATTACTAAAGAAAGCGTTGAGAAGTATAAACTAGGATACTCTTTAAGTCAAGACATGGTTACTATCCCTGTTCATTCTCCAGATGGAACCTGCATAGGTTTTGTGGGTAGATCAATAGAGGGAAAGGTATTTAAAAATACACAGGATCTGCCAAAGAGTAAAACCCTATTTAATCTATGGAGAAACAAAAGAGTAGATAAGATATTTGTTGTTGAGTCTTCATTCGATGCTATTAGACTAGAGCAGATAGGAGTTCATGCAGTTGCTACTTTAGGTGCAACGATATCAAAAGAACAAAGAAAACTATTAAAGCAGTATTTTAATCAAATAGTTGCATTAGGAGATAATGATGATGCTGGAACAAATATGTCTAATAAATTAATTACAGATCTTGGAACAGAAAAATGTGTGGTGGCTAAACTTCCAGAAGGCGTAAAAGATGTGTCTGAATTGTCTGATAATCAATTAAAAGAATTTGTAGCAAGATTTGACAACATAGTGCTGTCAATGCTACAATAAGGTAAGTCCATTTACAGGACAAATACTAAGGAGAAATATGGCAATTATAAAAGGACTCAAGAATATAGAAGCAATTCTTGATAGAACTAAAATGGAAAATAGTGGTGCCAAAGTTAATTGGCTTAAGATAGATGATGGACAAAGTGTACAAATTCGCTTTGTAAGTGAACTAGATGCAGACTCACCAAGTTATGAAGAAAAACGTGGTCTTGCAATTGTTCTAAGTGAACATACTAATCCAGAAGACTATAAGAGAAAAGCAGCATGCACTACTGATACTCAAGGTCGTTGTTTTGGTTGTGAAATGTATCGCAAAGAACCAAAGAGCGGATGGAGAGCACGTCTTCGTTTTTATTGCAACGTATTAGTTGACAATGGAACGGATGAGCCAAAGGTTGCAGTTTGGAGTATGGGTGTTAGCAAAACTGCTACATTCAGTACTATTCGTGAATTTGCAGCAGACTCAAGTAGCCTAAGCAACATGGTCTGGAAATTAAAAAGAAATGGAAAGGGTACTGAAACAACATACATCCTTCTTCCAGGAAAACAAGATCCAGAATCATTTAACTGGGGATCACATGAAGCCTTTGATTTAGATAAGGTTATTCGTGAACTTCCTTACGCAGAGCAAGAAGCGTTTTATTTAGGGTTTAATAACCCAACCACATCTGCAGCAGCAGAGTGGTAAACAGAAAATAATCTGAAAGGCTATGGCTTGAATTACGTTCCATTACACGTTCATACACACTATTCATTAATGGATGGTGTTGCAACTCCAGAAGAGTATTGCAAACGTGCAAAAGAAAACGGTATGACAGCCATAGCCATTACAGATCACGGTGCACTATCTGGACATCGTCCAATGTATCGTGCAGCAAAAGCCCAGGGTATAAAGCCAATTCTTGGTATAGAAGGCTATATGACTCATGATAGATTTGATAAAAGAGATAAGTCTGAAAGAAATGGTCCTTTAGATTTAACATATAATCATATTGTTATTCTTGCTAAAAACCAACAAGGATTAGAAAATTTAAATAGACTAAATGAAATAGCATGGACAGAAGGATTTTATAAAAAACCTAGAATTGATTTTGAAATATTAGAAAAATATAAAGATGGACTAATTGTTTTATCAGCATGCATGTCTGGCTTTATTGCAAAAGCATTAGAGAATAAAGAATATGCAGAAGCCAAAAGAATTTTAAAGTGGTTTAAAGATGTATTTAAAGATGATTTTTATGTAGAGGTTATGCCACATAACTCTAGAGAGTTGAACAATGAATTGTTAGAAATTGCAGACAGCATGGAGATTAAATCAGTTGTTACTCCAGATTGTCATCATTCTACGGTTGATCAAAAAGTTGTACAAGAAATTATGTTGTTATTAAATACTCATGCTAAGTTAGATAAGCAAGCCAAGTTTGATAAGTCTCAAAAGATAGATGACATGATGAAGCGTTTAGATTATCTTTATGGACCAGATAGACAAATGTCATTTAGATCTTTTGATATCCACTTGCTTTCATATGAAGAAATGAAACAACAGATGAATATGCAGGGTATTAAGAGAGAAGATATCTATACTAACTCATTAGATATAGCAGACAAGATAGAAGAATATGAT